CCTAAGTTAAATGCTTTCTGAGCATCTTCAAAATAAAAATTCTTAAACATTCTAGCTAAGTCATCAGATAAACTTTGCGACATTACACTTATAGTATCTTCATCAACATTGTTTTGGCCTAACTCTATGTATGTTTTACTTACCAAATCTACTGAAGCCATTAATAAGTCTTGCTTAGACATTGTTTTAATTAATCTCATTATTCAAATTGTTTTAAAAGTTTTTCTTTTACATTAATATTCTTTTGTAGATGTTGATGAATTTTACTCATTCCTTTTGAATTTGACTTAGAATTATCCCATTTCTTTTGATTCGATGACCAAGTTTTTAATCTTAATGATGTTTTCCAAGTTTTGTTTAATTCAAATTTCATCTTTGTATTTGACTTATTTGGTTCAGTCCAGTAATCAATAAATCCATTTAAAATACTTTCATCATATTCAAAAGTTAAAACCTCAAAAACAAAATCATCACGCCTATTAGATATAGTATTATTATTTATTTTTATTTCTTTATTCTTATTAATAGTTGTTGAATCTTTAACTGACAAGTTGTTTAAAATTTGAAGGACTTGATGTTCATTTATTTTAAAGTATTGTTTAGCAGGTATACCCTTACGCTTAGTTTCTATTATTTCATATTTCTTAAGCGTTTTAAGAGCATTTCTCTGCTGATAAGGAGTAAGTGTAGTATCTTTAAATATATTATCTTCTGTGTTAAAAAACCATCCATCAGTCATTCCGTTATTAATAAAGTATTCTTCTTTACTTATAAGGTCAGCCAGTAAAATAGTTTCTTTTAATCCTATGTTTTTAGCAAGTTCTTTATTAACTACTAGAAAAGCAGTACTACTTAGTAATTCTTTCATAATGTTATTATATTAGTTTGGTAATCATAATCTTTTAATGATTCCTTAATAATATTAATATTATTTGAAAAATCAAAATAGTTAGTATTTAATGTAAATAATGCATCTCCACTTTTGATCTTAATTTTAACTTGTGGTTTAACTACAGACTTAATACCTGCTATTTTTAAACAACTCATCAAATCTTCTCTTGTCTTAAAATTTTTTTTAGATTTATCAATTTCTTTAAAAGAATTGTATACAAGATTAAACATATCTCTATACTTTGGAAAAGATGAGTAATTGTACTTATGTTTTTTTTCATAATGATAAATTAAACTTCTATCTCTATTTAAAACTTTAGCTATAACTTTATAATGTATCTCTTTTTCTAATAAAGCAATTATAGATGCTACCATTCTAGGTATTTGATATTCTTGCTTTCTAGTTTTATCAGCTAAAGAACCTTTATGCAACCCTACTAAACTTGTAGTAAGGTCGCATATATTTATAAATTTTTCTGTATCAGTCATTTTAGAAAGGTAAATCATCAGGATATTCATCACCACCATCACTAATTATTTGATTTATTTTGTTTTTTAATCTACTATCAAAGTTATCTGATGTATTATTTATACCCATAACCCAATTATAAAACATATCTGCATTTTTAAGAACATCTTCAGGAGAACACTTATTATCAAATTCTACGGCAGCTTTTAAACTTGACTGCTTAACAATAAGTTTTTGTCTATCAGGATTATCATTTGAAGAATTACTAAATGAATTATTAAAAGATTCAGCTTTTATATAAACTGGTTTTACTTTAGGAAACTTACCATCTGTGTATTCATAATCTGCATTAGTTCCTATTACAAATTTATTTTGTTCTTGATTTTTAGATGAGTATTCTCCTACATCTCCATTCTCAAAACCAATTTCAAATTTATACATAACACCATATTTACCCTCCCAACTTCCATTTGATTGAACACTTGTTACTTTACTATTTTTCATATTTATTATTATTTAATTATTATTAATTGTCTATCATTATCTTCATACATCTTTAACATTTCTTCTGTTAGATTGTAAGAATAAGAACCTGTAATATTATACACACTTTTATCCTTTGCCATCTGTAACTCTGTTCCTACCATTATACAAGAGTTATAACACCTATCATCATCTGATGAATAAATTGATCTACCATTAGCACCAGTTAAATAATGTACTTGCTTTAATACTTGAGTAGTACCTTTAAAATAATGTAGTGTAGCATGAACTATCCTATCATCACATTTATCATATATCTTTTGTAATGCTTCTTTATGCTCTTTTTCAATCTCTATTAATCTTTGAGGAGTTGGTCTTGTAGGTGTAGGTAATCTAAATGTATCTCTCATATGTAATTAAATTTTATTAATACCACAAATAAATATCCCAATAACCATATACTTTGTATTTATTAAATTTATTACTTAATCTATAAAATAAATGAAATTGTGTTATACATGAATATCTTACTCCTCTATCAAGTTGAAATTTAAGATACATTCTATATTGGTGTGCTGTGTACATATTTTTATATTTTAATTTAGTGATAGCCATTTATCGTTTAAATGCTTTAAATACTTGACTGCATAAAACAATTCTTTTTCATTGTATTTAAACTTTGCATACTCTATACTAAAGCACCAAATTCTTTTATAGATTATTATAGAATCTTTATTTGATATTAATTTATATTTCATATTGCAAAAATATTATCAATTAAACTTGGTAAAATTGCTATAAATAAAGTTGTAAGAACAACTAAAGTTATGCAAACGATTGGAACTAATATGTTTATTAATGTTTTCATACTGCAAATATATATTAAATAATTAAATTAACAACTATCTAAACAAAATAATAAACAAAAAGAAAATTTTACTAGGTTATAAAGGCATTAAAAGATTTAATGGAGTTTGTCCATTATTAAGTATAACTGCACAACCAACGGCAGGTCTTTTACCATATTTTGCGTATGCCATCGCATAAGATTTGTGATTGATTCCACAACCAACTTGCGTTCCAAAGATTCTAAAATTCTTACCTACATAGTGTTCTGTGTAGCATTGTGTATGTAAATGTCCTTGTACAGTATTCATCATATCTGCTCTACATTTTGTTCTTGCAGTACCACCCTCTCCATGTATATACTGCACATTGTCTTTTTCGTATCTTTCAACAAAATTCCAATTAGGTACTTCTAATACTTCTTTATAAGACTTTATCCATTTTGATGGGATTGCACTTGTTTGTGCCTTTCTCATTATAAGTCTGTCATGATTACCAATTATGACTGTTGCTTTAGGAAAAGCATTATACCAACGTGATATACGCTTAATAGCTAATTCTAGCTCATCTAAGCCACCCATTCCATCTGCTGATGTTTCGTGATAACTTGTGTAGTGATTGTCTATTACATCGCCTATAAACACTATCTCTGTGCAATTATAGGTATTATATTGTTCTATACACCAATCAAGATACTTGTCAAGACAAAAAGGTTCGTGCAAATCTCCTATTACTAATACGTTACTTGTTTCTTGCTCTCGCAGTTTTTGAATGACTTGTACCTCGTGTGGTTTTAATCTGTATCTATTACTTCTTTCCACTATCAGCTAATCCTTGCGCACCAGTTAAAGCAACTAATGACCAAAATATTTCGCTTACATGAACTTCATCTACTCCTAAAACTCTAGCAATAAAAGGAACTACTATTGCTGCTATTGTATACCATACTTTTTTTGACTTTAGTATAGTCATGATTAAATATTGTTTCATTTGATTTTTATTTTAAAATTAATAATTAATAACTCCATAAAACTTGCTCATCTTTTGAATTATCAACATCACAATGTAGAAAACCATTTTTAAAACTTATTCCTATTCTGTTTATACCTACACTTAAGATTGAATTGATAATTAAAAATCTCTCTCTTGAACTTTTTGGCAAATGTATATCTGCTGCCAAACCTTTACAATGGCTAGAACCTACTCGCCCTCCTACTTTAAGATTCCATTCTTTTGTTCTATAGCCACTTGTAATTTTAAAAGGTACTTCTGCTAATCCTCTAGCTTGATCTAATAACATTAAAAAATCCTTATTCATTTTATTACCACTACCAACCTCATCAGGACTATCAAACTCAGATGTTTTAAAATGTTTTATCATATATTATATACTGCATATATTTTAACCCCATTTACATTATTGATTAAAACTTTTCTAGTTTTTTCTACTTCTTGAATTTTTTTGTATCGTGGATTAGAACTGTTTAACTTATTTTTTTTCATTCCTACGTTTTTTTTGATTATACCACTTATCTATCGTGTAAGCTATACTCACAACTAAAAGAATAATCTTTAAAGCTATTTCTAAATTAGTAAACGTTGTTACGCTTAGGACTGTTCCGTTGACTGCTGCTACTTCTAGACTGTCCTGTATTGTTTTTTGTATTGGCATTTCTCAAAAATTTAATCAATTTGGTTTTATTTTCTTCTTTTACTTTATAATGTTTCTTCATTATGTTAAATCAGGAGTTAAAAAATCTCTAAGAGTTATCTTATCTCCTTGTCCTTGTGGTCTATCTAAATTCATTCCTTGATAGCTATAACCATTTGAATCTGGATTGACATCTGCACCTGAATTTGTATTGTATTCAGGAAAACGACTAATATTGTTTTTAATGTAATCTATCATTCTTTCTATGTAATACTCTCCAGTATTTAAAATTTCACTTCTTAAGTGTTGTGATTCTGATGTAGTTAATGCAGTACCAGTTTCTGATGTTTTAGAATAGATATTACCATTTTCAATCTTAAAACGTAAAAAAGGAAGTGCATGATACAAAGCCATGTTAGGTAAAAAATCTCCTATATAAGTATTTAATAATTCAGCATAGTATTCATTACCTCCACTATTTACTGTACCTGCTATAATTAAATCTTTTAATTTAGTATTAAGTTTAGTTCCTAATTTAGTTTCGCAGTATAATTTTTGTGCCTGTTTTACAAATGGAAGTAACATAGAAGTTTCTACTGAACCATATATACTTGTACTATCTTTTAATTTTTCTTCTGATATAAATAAAACGTATGCCATATTATCTCTTTTTTACAAATCCGTTATTTTTCATTCTTTTAGGTGCTATAGCTACTCTCTTATCGTTTTTCTTAGCAGTAAACCCTTCTGACCTTGCTTTAGTATATCCTATAAGATCAGCATCCTCTATTTTAGTAGTTTTAGATATACCTAATTCTGTTCTGTATATTTGTCTTAACCAAAAATGATGACAATTACCACCTCCTTTATATAAAAATATATCGTAAGTATCTGCACCACCTTTACCCCAACCTGGATTAACTTTTTTAGTAGACATTCTAGCTATATCTTCTTTACGATAAAGTTTTTTTGCACCCATCATTTGCGTACAAAATTTTCTTTTTTTACCTGATTTTCTAGTTAAGAAGTTATCTTGTGCATATACATAACGTACTCTATAATAATCGTATGTTTTTTTAGATATTCCATCTTGTTCAGACTTTCTGTTAGGTATTGCTCTACCTGTACTTAATTCTATTTTTTCAGCAGCTATCTGATTTAACTCATCTTCAAAGTCAAAATCTGCGTGTTCTCCATCTACTACTTCTTCATCTACTAATTCCCAACCCTCTGAAATATTCTCTACAGTTTCTAAGAAAACATCTAATTCTGTTTTAGCTTTTATAGGTACACAGTTAGGTACTTCTCTACCATCTTTTATTTTAGTACCTATTGCTTCATATCCTGCTTGACAAGGATTAGGTGTTATTAAATCTACTTCTTCATAACACTTTTTGTCGCAGTTTTCTTTGTTCTTATCACAATCACAATCTTTTAAATTAATTAATTGATCATGGTTTTCACAAGGCATAAAATAATCTTTACCATCTTGTGTATGTATATGATGCCCACTACAACCTATTCTTTCTGCTTCTGCCTCTGCTTCTTCTATACTATCAAATAAAGGTAATTCTTTACCATCAGTAACTATTGTACCTACTTTTTTTAAGCTATAGTTATCATCATCCTCTGCCGTTAGTTCTTCATCATTTAAAGGCTTTAATCCAAGTTCTTCTCTTATTTCATCTTGAGTCATTACCTCTTTCATATCCTCAATAGTAAACTTAGTAGTAATTGGTTTAGCTTGTACAAAAGATAAAGGAATATTTATACCATTAATATCAAATATTTTAGATAATGTTTTTAGTATGTGTTTTTGATAAGGTACAATAACAGTATTTAAGTATATCTCAAAAGCTGCGTTCATCTCATCAACATTAGAACCTAGTCC